CCGGACGCGCGTTGATGGCCGCTGCGATGGCTGCAGCCGCAAGCGTGGGAGTGTCGCCAATCGAGATCGGCGCGATGACTCGCTCGCCCGCAATCCACACCTCGACAGCGCCATCCACCGATGCCGTGGTGCCTGCGACGGTGAACGTCTTCGTTGCTGCCGTGCCCGCCGCCGTGACGATGACGATCGACACAGACGCGATGGGGTTGGCCTTGAAGATGGCGATGGCCATTCGATGCAGTTCACTGCCCTGGCCCGCAAGAAGCTTCACGTCGTCTTTGCCGGCTACCTCGTAGACCTGGTTGACGTTGCCTGTTCCGGCCGCGCTCTTGTTGCCGACGAGCAGCACCTTCATCGCGCCTGTGCCAGGCGAGCGAGCGCCCGCACCAAGGCTGATTGCAACGAAGCTGCCGGGGACTTTGTAGGAAGAATCGATCACGCTTGCGAGGGTCATGCTTGGGCCTCCGTTGGACGGTATTCAGGGTTGGTGCGGAGGTTCGCTCACGCAGTTTCGTCGTCGGCCACCGTGCTCACGGGCTCGGCCAATGCGACGTCGCCACGTGCAATCGCGCGGCGGTAGTAGGCCGTGTTCGGCACGGTGGTGACTTGCGTCACGCGGCGGCGTGGCTGCGCCTCTTGAGGCAGCGACTTCCCCTCAACGGGCTTGATGCGAATCATGTCCATGATCACGTCTCCGAAACGGCAAGCACTTGCACTTGCGGTTGAATCGATGCGTTCGCGTCGGGCTCGACGCGGTTGACGTCTGCGAGCAACGAGAGGAACTCCTGCGTCGGCATGTCGGTCACTGGCCGCTGCGTGATGCGAAGCGTCCCGACGAAGACCGGGTAAGCGTCCTCGCCCCCGCTTGCGAAGCTGTACTTCGCGCTCGCTTGGTCGTGTTCGATGTCGATCACGCCCACGTCGGTGAGCACATCGCGGCCCTTGGCCTTGCCGATGCGGACGCTCTTCACCACGGCTGCCCACACGGCGCGAAGGATGGGCCAACGCAGGTCCAACTTGGCAAGCGGCGTGGCCGGGAGGATGTACTCGAACGTCACTTCGCAGCGGGTGTCGACACGCTGCCCTGTGCGCACGTTCGTCTCGCTTGGGACGTAGATGCACATGCACGGCAAGCGCATTTGCTCGATGCTTTCGAGTGGCGCCGGATAGCCCTTCGTTGATGCCACGACGGACACTTCGCCCGTGTCGACCAGCGCGCCGATCTCGCTCTCGGCGATGAGCCTCAGCGCGAGGATGAGCCCGTCCTGTGCGGAGTCGTAGCTCATCGCCGCTCCGTGCCGAAAGACCACGCCGAGGCATGGATGTCGCCGTCCAACTCATCGTCGGCGACGGTTGGCCGAAGCCCGTTGACCTCGTCGTCGAACTGCGTCTGGTACGTCTTCGCGTGGAGAGCGAAGACGGAATCCGACGTGGTGATCGCTTGCCTGTAGAGCCGAGTCAGTGCGCCGTATGCGACCGCTGCGCGAAGCTCCGTTGGGTCGACGATGTCTGCGTCTGTGATCGGCGGCGCGCGCCGCGAGAGCATGCGCAGCACGTCGTTGAGCGCTGCGCGCCGAGCAAGCGTGGAATCGTTGCCGAGCGAACGCGAAAGGAGATTCGAGAGCGCCTCCGCGCCCCCCACTTCTTCGATGAGGTTCTCATCCGTGCAGACTTCATCAACGTTGATGGTCACGCGGCACCCGCCCGAGCGAATGCGAGCTGCATCGCCTGCGAGAGAGTGCGCGTTGCGAACGAGCCCGTGGCGCGAACCGCCTCCTGCATGAACGGGCGCGGCTGCGTGCCTGGGTGGCGAACGCTCCGCGCGAAGATGAATCCGCCACCGACCACGAAGCGCAGCGACTTGCGACGCTTTGGCTCGATGACATGCGGTCGCGTGCCGTCGTGAACGAACACGCCGTAGTTCATGCCGATGCCCGCCTTCGTGTCCACGGCGAGCGTTCCGGATGCGAACGAACCGGCGACGGGACCGCGCAGAATGGAGCGGCGCAGCATGCCCGTGCGGTCGCGAAAGAGTGTCGTGCGGCGAGCCTCGTTGACCACGTGGTCAGCGATCATCGAAAGCGCATGGGGCGCCGCACGTTCGAGTTCGACCTCGACGCGATGCAACGCAGCCCTCAACGCTTCCGTCTCGATGCGCATCAGTCCTTCTCGGCCTTTGGCTTGGTGGCCTTGGCGGGCTTCTCGGCCTTTGGCTTGGTGGCCTTGGCGGGCTTCTCTTCCGTTGCTTTCGCTTCTGCACCACGCCACAGAAACGGATGCTTCGCCTCGACTTCGAGGAGGAACAAGCCCTGCTCGGTCTTGTCGTTTGCGAGCAGGTTTGCTGCCTCGCTGAGCCGTGCGAGCTCTTCGCTCGCGCTGCTTGAATGCGGAAGCGATGTCGAGATCGATGGCGCGTCGGCGAAGTAAGCGATGAACCCGCCGCCAACCTCTTCAACCTTCACAATCCCAAGTTCAACAAGGTGCTGAAGAGGCGGCGCACTGATGTCCTCTTCCTCTTCCTCCTCTTCGAGGATGGGCAGAAGCGACAGCCACGGCTCGGCGAGAAGTCGACCGCGGACGCACTTGCGCGCTTCCTCTTCCCAGCCTTCAGCCGGCACCGTCGCACCGTCAACCTCACGACGAGCAACAAGGAACTCGTGGCCGTGGCCAGCGAGCAAGCGCTTGAACTGCGGCCAGTCGATCGGCGTCTCAGTCTGACCTTCGACGATGCGCGTGAAGCCCACGTCATGCGACGCATCTGTGCGCATGAGCACGTGCCACGTCGACGGCTGCTGAAGCTCGCACTCTTGGACTTTGCTGATGTCGACGGCCACTGAAACTCCGCGGTTCAAAGGGTGAATAGCTGCGGCAGGATTCGAACCTGCGATCTCCGGGGTATGAACCCGGTGGGATGGACCGCTTCCCTACGCTGCAACAAGCAGCGTCGACGCTGGAGGAGGAGGAACCAGCGCCGACGCCCTAAATCAGGCGGTGATGAGCTCGCAGGCGCGAGCGGCCGCGAGGCGCGACTTCAGGCCGAAGGCGCCACGCCACACGACGCGGTGACGAACGGCTTCCTTCGCCTCGAGCTCACCAACACGACGGATGTTGATGCCGAGGACGCTGCCCTGAGACGGGTCAAGCGTCGCGATGCGCGCCTCATCGGACATGCCGGGATTGCGCCCTGCGTAGCCGCAGACAAAGCCGCCTGGCTCGAAGTCCATGAGGAGCAAGCTCGACAGAGTCGTGCCGCTGCCCTTGACCTCGGTGGACGGGATCCAATCGTTCTGGAGGAATGGAATCCCGCGATACGTCGGCACGGGGCCGTTGATGCCAGGAACCGCGAGCTCGGAACCCGTGAGACCGCCCGCCGTGCGGAGCAGCGCGAGGAACTTCGCCTTCAGCTTCGAGTTGCCGACGAACGCACGGTCGCCGCGCGTCTTCACCATGTCGTCGATGAGCATGTCGAGCGTGGCGAAGCTCAGCGCGTCGCCGTTGGCGCCAACAGACATCGCGACCTGCGAGTCGCCAGCGATGGCGGGAAGCTCCTTGAAGAGCCCATCAGGCTCGTGCGTGGTGCTCGCAAACGTGATGTTTGCTTCCGTGCCAGAGCCAGGAAGCGACGCAAACGTGACCGTGACGCGGAGCCACTTGTTCGGGTTGTCCGACCGCAGCATGTAGACGCCGTTCGACGGCGTGAGAACCTCCGCACCGAAGTCGCGATCGCCAGGCGCACGCCACGAGAGGCGGGGCGCGCCAGTCTGGAACTTGATGTCGCCGCCGCCTGCGCGAAGCGAGTCGACACCAGTGCCAACCGACTGGAAAGCGACGCCAGCGATGGCCGGGGTGATCGTCGCACCCGTGACGTATCCGCCGAGGATGGCTTTCTGTGAGATGACGCGGCCCGCGGCCTTCACCTTCCGGTCAAGCTCGTCCGCGACGAGGTTTTGGTTCGCCTGCATCGCCCACACGTACGTGTCGGCGTCGCCGATCAGCATGCGAAGCGGACGCGTCACGAGGTCGCCGTTGCCGGTGCCCTCGGTGATCGACGCATGGTTCGCGTCAACGAATGCCGGGTCGACCGTGGCACCTTCGCGGGGCCAGCTGAACGACAACGGCGAATCCGCCTGCTCGAACCGAAGCTTCGCCATCATCTCATCGGACGTGGCGATCGAAAGAAACGTGTCCCGCGCGAGTGGGTTCTGCGTGAGGCGTGCAGCCTCGTAAATGGTCAGTGCCATGCTCGATCTCCTTCAGCGCGCGAGACTTCCCCGCGCAAAATCACTCCCCTTCGGGGGAGGCTCCTTGCTTTGCGAAAGCGGCGAATCCGCTCCCGCGAACGTGCTTGTCGGGGTCCGTTGAGAGCCCCCCGCTGTTGCTGACCCGCGTGCCTGTGCCGCCACCTGGATGGGCCGCGAGGAACGGGTTCTCGGTCGCAAAGTCCTTCGCGAACTTGCTGACATCTGCGTCCGTGTAGACGCGGTTGTTCCAGTTGATCGAAAGCTTCCCGTCGGCGTCGAGTTCAATCTTCGCTTCGCCCTCGGCAAGCCTCACAGCCTTCGAGAGCGCGGTCGGGAGAATCTTCGCCGCAGCGAGTTCGCTCTGCAGGCGCGTGCTCACAACCTGCTGCCGATACTTCGCCGAAGCTTCGTCGCGCTCCTTCGCGAGCGCATCGCGCTCCTTCGTGAAGTCGGCTTCGCGCTGCGCCTTCAGCTGCAGGTCACGGCGAAGCTGCGCGAGTTCCTTCTCAGCGCCGGATTTGCCTGCGTCCTCGAACTTCGCGTTGAGTTCTGCAAGCTTCTGCTCAAGCGCTGCGGCCTTCTCAGACTCGCTCTTCGTCGCGTCCGCAAGCTTCTTCTCGAAGTTGCGCGTCTCGCGTCCGACGCGGTCTTGAATCAGCGCGTTCACTTCCTCTTGCGTGAACGTCTTGGTCTTGCCGCCTTCGGGCGGTGGGTCGCCATCCACAAAGCAAATCGTCGAGGACGCGAACGGGGGTTCGGTCCATCCAGACAAGGCCATTGCGATGAGTGCGAGCTTCTTGTGCATAGGGTCTCCATCAGCCGTGTTGGGCGCCACGTGCGCACCGCGCAGAAGCTGGAGAACCTGACGTGCGCGTCCGTCAGCCAGCGCCGCCGATTGCTCGACGTGCGCCAACGGTGAGCGAGAAAAATCGCGAGCTACAACATTAGCGATTCGAGGTGCGGCTCTGCGGCTGGCTGCTACGTTCACGCTTCGATAACGGAACGTGTGGAAACGTCCGCCTGCATCTTGTGAGCCCGGTGGTTGCAGCCATCGGGCTCATGCTTTTCTATCGAGCGCGACGCGAACCGGCTTCGCGGAACGGGTCGACACTGGCCGCTCTCACGCGTGGCCCTCGCACCTGCACAGGCGGTCGCGTCTGGCCCTGCGCGCGCCATAGCGGTGCGATGTGCCCACGCTCCCCGATGACATCGCTCGGACGCTGCTGCCACAGCTGCAGCCTCGACGGCCCGAGAATGACCTGCTGTTTTTCGGATGGCTGACGCGCGAGCCATTCGCTCGCTGTCTCACGTCGTGAATCTTCCCAAGCGCGCGGCGGCTCAGGCGTCCCGTTGATCGTCGCGAGCTCACGCGCGAAGTGCTCATCGTCGAGGATCGACGTGGTGAAGCAAAAGCAGTTCGGGTGCGCGGGAAGCGCGGGCAAGGTCTCTGCGCGGTAGCCGCCTGGCCCAAGGCCATCGAGCGCCTGGCTTGCGAAGAGGTCGCACACGTCTGGCTTCGGATGCTGCGGCGAGAGCTCCCAGCGATAGCCCTTCGTCCACGGCTGCTCACGTGTGCTCTCGACGAACGCGGCGTTGAACGCCCTGGCCCCTTCGGTGCGCACCACAACGCGCTCTTGGTAGAGCGCTCGATCGCGCACCCAGTAGCGTACCTGGCGTTGCAGGTCGGCTGCGTTGGCGGTCGCTGCGGTGTCGAGCAGCATTTGCCCCGCTGCGCGTAGCTGCGGGTCTTGCAGCCGGCGAATCGCGGCGACGTGCTTGTTCACCTCCTCAGCAAGCATCGGCCCCGCGTCGGCCACAGCCTCCTGCAGTTCGGTCACGTAGCGCGGCAGGTACACGCGCACGTCGTCGACCTCGAGAAGACCCTGCGCCGCCGTCGCCACCGCCTGGCCTGCGCGAACCGACTGCGCGAGCTCGGCGCCAAGCAATCGCGTGGTGGCCTCGTCGTGTGCATGCATGCGTCGCGACAGAGTGATTCCACCCGCTGCCTGCTCTCCGTCCAAGAGCAGTGTGGCGAGCTCCACCGCTCTCGCCGGGTCGATGGGCTCGGACCGGCCAAGCTCCGCAAACGCCGCCGTCGCGACTCGTGGCCCCGCTGCGAGCCCTTCGCGTCCGGTGGCCTCGACGCCTCGGCGAATCGCACGGCGCCGTGCGTCCGACTCGCGCTCAAACTCACGGCGCAGGCGGGCAACGATTTGCTCACGCGTGGAGGTGCCAAGAGTTGCGAGCGAGGCCTGAATGCGGGCCTCGATGCGTGACCACACGACACGTGCTTCCGCCTCCGCTTCAAGGATGCGTGCATGGGCACGAGCGCGTGATTCACGCGCAGCCTTGCGCCCTCGCGACGATGGCGTTTGCCTGGCCATCAGACAGCGGCGGGCGTGTCAGCGTTGGGGTCGTCGTTGGGGTCGTCGTTGGGATCCAACGACGGGTCTGTGCGCATCTCGCGCAGCGCCGCTGCGGCTTCGGCGTCTGCCTGTTGCTCTTCGTCGATCTCCGAGTCGATTTGCACGAGCACCTTCGGGTCGATGTTCGGCAACGCCGTCCTCGCCGCACGTTTCATCAGCTCGGCTTTCGCGGTGGGTCCGAAGGGCAGAGTGATCGCCTTCATCACACGCTCGAGCTCCGCGGCCATCTCCTCCACATCGAAGCGCTCAGGGGCCGTGCTGCGAATCGTCTTCTCATCCTGCCCGCCCTCCATCACGTGCACCTTGCGGAACACGTCCTGCTCAGCGTTGGCGAGTTGCTGTGCGGTGTCGACGAGCGCGCGGTTCATGTTCTCAAACTCGAACGCACGAGAGAGCGCCGCCTTCTGCACCCTGCTCGCGTCTTGGCCCGAGTACTCCATGCGAGCGATGGCCGTGATGTCGTTGCCAAGCTTCTCGATGCGTCGCTCAAGTATCTCGGCCACACCGACATCAGGACCAATCCACTTGTAGTCGCGCGTTGAGTCCATCGGTACAGGCAGCGCGTTGCCAGCGCCAATCGTCATCACCCCAACTTGCCCGCCCATCGCACTTGTGCCCTTCGGGGCCGCGCTGCCTTTGATGGGCACCTGAAGCATTTGAAACGCGGACGTCCCAAGAACTTCGTCGAGCTGCGAGAGCACGTTGAACTGCTTCTTCGCGGCGAGGGCGACGTTGCGCACGAGAGACACGCCGCGCACTGCGTCTTCGGGCGCTGGGGCGTGCTTGAAGATGACAAGCGGAATGAAGCCCCACATGTTGGTTTGCTCCCACGCTCGGCCAGGTCGCAACGCTTCCTGTCCTTCGTCGCCGACGGTCTCCCAGACCTGCACCTTGGTGCGCGTCCAGATGGTGTAGCGGCGCACGCTCACGGCCTCGCTCAAAAGGTCTGCGCGCTCACTCCAAGCGGTGACGACTTTGACGGCTACGAGCTCGCCGTCCTTCTCCTCCCAATCGTAGAGGTTGGCCGGGAAGAGCGGGATGGCGCGCACGCGAATGCCAAGTTCGTTCGCCTGCTGCACCGTGAGATCTGGCGCCTCCGCTGGCGGCATATCGAGCAACACCGGCGTCCATCCCAGCACCTCCGCGCGCACATCGATGACATCGCGGCGCAGGTCATCCCACGAGATGCCGTTGCCGGTCGCATCCTCGATGAAGCGCTTCACCGCTGGCGCATCGATGCCCTCGCGCGTGTTGCTCTTGCGGTGGATGTAGCTGAGCCGGATGTCGACCACGGGCTCGACGGGCGAGGGGTAGTACGACGAAGCGACACGGCGCTCGAACTTCGGCCCGTCCTCGCGCGGGTGCTTGTCGAGATAGCTCTGCTTCGCTTCCTTCGACGCCTGGTACGTGCGTGCGCCAGTGCCCCAGAACGACGCGGACGGCTTCTTGATGCCGCCCTCGAATCCGCCTGTTCCCAGGTACGCATCGAAGAGGAAGCGATGCCACTTCAGCTCTTCGTCGTAGTCGGCTCGCTTGCTGCGAAGGGCCTTGAGAAGTGCGTCGTCGTCCATGGTCAAAGTCCTGGGATGTTGAATGCTTCGGGGCGCCAAATCGGGGGCTCGTAGAACGCAAGGCAGAGCGCGTCCCCGGCGTCGGGAGAGCGCTTCAAGCGCTTCTTGATGTCGTCTTTGCTCTCGACGATGGTCTTCGCGAGCTTCGTGAATCGGTACTGCGGGGCGAGGCAGTCTGCGCGCAGCTCTCGATCGGGCGGCAACATTGCCCTCTTCGCGTGCTCGGCCGCGACGAACCAAACCTGCGCGCGGAGGTTCTCGTAGCGCTCCACATCGTGCCCGTTCTCGTCGTCGTCGCCCGCGTCTCCGATGGTCGGAGACATCGCCACGTTCACCGGGATGGCGTCGATGTCGGGGAAGCTGGCGAGCTGGTCGAAGACGCCTGCGCCAATGCCGATCACGTCGACCCGCACGCGCGGGATGACGCCGCGCGCGCGCTCGAGCGGCGTGAGCATGTCGTGCAGCATCTTGCGGGCGGTCCCCGCGACCTGGATGGAGTCCATCCCGCCCCACCGCTTCGGCTCGTACACGTAGCCGCCTCGGCGCATCACCAGCGCGTTGCGGTCGTCACCAAAGCGTGCGCAGTCGAGCCCCGCTTCGAGCGGCCGCGTCATCGCAGAGAGGGGCGGTGTAGGTGTCCAGCGCTGCTGCGCTTCGGTGTAGACGGCAAGCGAGAACACCGACGACGAGGCCTGCGTTGGGAAGTTCCCGCGCACGCGCACCTGGTACTTCAGCGAGTCTTCGCCCCACGCGAGCCTTCTGCCGTCGACGTACTCCTTCGTTGCGAGCCCTGGCTTACCCTCGCGACCGCGCGCGTTCGGAGTGCGCTCGCTCGATAGCCAATGGTGCTCGTAGTCGTGCGACATGTCGTGGAAGGCGTCGAAGAACCAACCTTCGGTGCGCGTCGGGTTGCCGAAAGTGATCATTCGCGCGCCGCCGGCCATGTTGCCCTCGATGGCCTCGTGGATCTCGTCGTCCACGCCTGCGCCCTCATCGACGATGTAGAAGACGTTGGGGCCTGAAAAGCCATTGAACGCGTCTTTGTTGTCCGCGGCCACGCCGATGATTTGTTTCCCGCCTGGCCCAGACCAGCCCTTCTCCACGTTCGTGAAGCACCGGCCGCCGATGTCGTGACCGGCCCGCTTGGCACGCTCGAACACGTCGATGATCTCACGCCACAGCACCTCTTGGATCTGGCGGCGCGTTGGCGCGACAAGGATGACGCGGCCCTTGTCGTGGAGCGTTGCCGCCCACCAAGCGAGCACTGCGCCGCTCATCGACTTGCCCGTTTTGTGACCCGAGCGCGCAGCGACACGAAAGTGCTTTGGCCACGAGTCGACGAGCTTCACCTGGTCACTCTCGCCGTCGTCACCTGTCCACAGGTCGACAAGCAGAAACTCTTTCGCAAAGGACGATGGGCGGGCTCGCCACCGATCCAACGTGCGGGCGAATCCCGCTGTCACGCACCACCGAACTTCTCGACGAGGTTCACCAAGCTCTGGTTCGTCACCTCGACCTCTTGCTTGGCGCAGAGCCCCACGCGATCGAAGACGAGCTTCGCCGCCTCGAGGCGAACACGCATGGCCGACGCATCGGCCTTGCTCGCCGCACTGCAGTCCAGGCACTCACGCACTACAACGGTGGAGCTGTCGACGAGCTTGAGGAGCTGCTCACGCCCTCGCTCCACCGCGGTGTCGAGCATCTCCTTCGCCTTGGCGGCGAGGTCGAGAGACTTGCTCCATTCGTGGATGGTCTGCCGTGACACACCGATAGCTTTCGCCACTTCTCCAACGGGCGTGCCTGACGTCAGCATCTCGATGGCCCGCTGTTTCGCCACGGCATTTGTCGTCTTCTTCGCACGCGCGCGCGACCTGTCTGGTTTTGTCGTGGCCCCGTCAACCTTCGTCTTGGTCATGCGACCTGTCTCCCGATTGCTTCTTGCAGGCGCCCTGAGGACGCCGCAGCTATTGCCGCCCCAACGGCGGACCATGTGTGCCGCACGAGCTCGCGCTTGCGGATGCCCGAGAACTCTTCTTGCGCCAGCCAGGCGCCAGCGCGGTGCCGCTCGATGAGCACAGGCATGCACTCTTCGATGTAGTCGGATGCGACCACGACCACGGGCACACGCAGCACCTCTGCAAGCAAGTCCACCTGTCCCCACGCTCGTGAGTCGTCAGCGAGTTCTTCTTTGCTACGCCCACCTGTGGTGAGCGTAGGGGCGCAGATAGCGACGATGTCTTCGCGTTGCGCGACGATCCGCAGCAGGCCCGCGAGGTCTCGCCCTTGCTTGACTTGACTCTCCGCCTGCCCCGCTTGCCCCCACTTCGCTCGAGCACGCAGAAGGCCCGCTTCAAGCACGACCTCGCCACCCCTCTTTGGGAAGCGCACGAACGCGTAGCCGAATAGGTGAACGTTGGGGCGCACACCCAGCACAGTTCGGACCTCGCTCACCATGCCGCCTCCACCTGCGCCTGAGCGCTCGTGACCGACTGCCTACCCTGGCGCTCATCTGCGAACTCAAGCGCCGTCACGCGAGCGCCTACGCGCCGCAGCAAAGCTCCAAGCGTGATGCTCGGTTCGGTGCGGACGCCCGTTGCGGTCTTCGCGTCCCGCCACATGTCGATCAGCCCAGGTACGCCAGCGCACGCCTCATCAAGCCCAAGACGCCAGCCAGTGCGCAAACGTCCACACCACCGAGCAAAGTCTGACGCCGTCGCCCGGTCTTGCTGGATGGCCCAAGCGGCGTACTCAAAACCTACTGGCGCCCAGACAGGCCTGGAAAGGCGCCGAAGCTCTTGGACGTGTCCAGCGTCGGTCGAGACGTAGAAAGGCTCTGAGGCGCCTTCCTGGGTCAGCGTGAGGGTGAATGGCACGGGTAGCGCGCCGAGGAAGCGCACTTCAAGCGCTTCCACCTCCGCAAACTCGGAGGATGGAACAGGTGGAACAGGTAGCGCCTGATCGACCTGTTCCACCTGAATCTCACTCGATTCAAGGCGTTTGCTTGAGGTGGAACAGGTGGAACAGGTGGAACAGGTAC